TTACAACCCATTTATCTCGAAAGTCGTTTGCCTTTTTAGCAACCTTGCCAGCAGGGTTTGGATAACTATCCCAATCAAAAGGCCACATTTGACTAGCACCTAGTTTAAGAAATGCCACAGCATTTTCACTAGTCGCCATTGTTTTTTTTGCTATATCTAAAAAATCTATTTTTTTACTAGGGTTACTAACACTTTTTAAAAACTTATCAACAGTTGTTCGTGTTGGTGGTATTTTTTTCATAGAAGATATTTTATAACCAGCTTTAACCATAGCTTCATATAAGGTTAATTTGGGGTTTGTAATATAACTACTAATCAATTCTGGTGGCTTGTTTGAAAACAAAGCGTATAAAAACTCTGGTGGGTGTGTTGATAAAGATTCAACAGCCATATCATCAAAACCATTTTTGTATTTGCCAAATAAAGGTTCTATAATTTTTTGATCTGGTCCACCAGCAGGACCTTCATAGTACATACCAAGCTTTACTATAGGCAACAACCTATCAATCAAATCTTCTGATAATAAAGGCAATTCGCCATGATCCATACCAACAAATGCTTTGTTATCTGATATAAAAATAACACCTTGAGGTGCAAATTTAAATTTACCAGAAAGATTGTTATTTTTTAAATATTTGGTTAAGCCAGTACTAAGTGCCATAACATTTTCCTTTAGCTTCTCATGATTATGAACATCCAGATCAAACTTTTCATAAACTTTCATCATTTAGAGAACCATCAGGTTCTTATGATATGAATAAACCAAGAGAACAATTGGGTGGTAAAACATTAAATCATTATTTTGTGAAGCCTGATGGAACACATAATTTTAATCAATCGTAAGATATAAATTGGTGATAGTTTTTCTTGTGTCAGGAAAACTACCAAACCCCGCATACGCAGCCCATCCCACTTTTCGCGTATGGCGGAGGCAGCTATCTGTGGGTCTGCCTATTTGGTCAGCGTGGATGGATTTGAGCTTGGAGGATTAAAATAATTTTTAATTGCATTAGCAGCTTGTTTTCCATATTTAGCACCATAAATGGCCCCTGCACCAGTAGCTAATGGCTCAGTCACAGGAGCGGCTGGTCCACCTAGTGAACCTACAGCAGCACCTAAAGCAGCACCTGCAGCCCCACCCACTACTTTACCGGCTGTTGTGACGACATCATCGTCATCATCATCTTCATCAACTATTTTTTTTGTTTTAGCAAATTGTTTAAAACTTTTCATGTTGATCTCCATGTTTCAGTTTATTTATAAAACTAAAACTTGATTAGTGATAGTTTTTCTTGTGTCAGGAAAACTACCAAACCCCGCAGCGGCAGCCCATCCCACGTTTCGCCCTGGCGGTGGCGGGTACAATTTCCACTAGTGGGCCCGCCATATGTATTTATTGGTCCGGGCGGTAGGATTCAAACCTGCGACAAAGAGATTAAGAGTCTCCTGCTCTACCAACTGAGCTAAGTGTCCATTATAGTAAATTCTGAACTAGTACCATAAAACTTATCCAAGCCCATAAAGTATTAAATGCTACTAGTGTAGGCAATAACTTTTTATTACTTGCCCAAATTAGTGTCAAACTTGTTATTAGTGTAAAGAAATAAAGCCACCATAGTTGGATATTAAAAATCAAACCAGGTACAATGATGATTGCTTTAGTAAACCAACTAGCAAATTCTACAATGTTATAGTCTGTCCAGTATTCTTTAGTAAACCACATCTTGTAAGAGGATTTAATATTCTCTATACCAACACGTTTATATACTAATATAGTGCAAACAAGCCATATAGTAGTTGCAATTAATATCTTATCTAATGTCATTGGCACCTCTATATTTTGGTGGGGAGGGTTGGATTCGAACCAACTGCGTATCTATGTGCCGGATTTACAGTCCGGTGCCCATCCGCCATCTGAGCAGCCACCCCAAAAATTCACCGTCCAAATTCAAATTATATCTTCAAAGATACTACATAAAATCGAATTTCGGAGTCGGGTGCTTCCCTTCCTCAGCCATTGATCAGGTTGTATTAGGATGGCAAGATGGCCCTATCATCCATTAGTGCATGCGTCCATGCACGGTACCCTGTGTAGTATCCATGAAGAGACAACCGAAGTTGTCTCGTCGTAGTTAGATTGTCAAACAGCCATTTATTTATATTAGAATTCAGAGAATGTCTACAACACGACCATTTTGATCTACTGCACGAATACGATATTCTGGAAAGTTACGCTGCAGTGATTGCATCTCAGATAGAATACGCTGAGAGTTATTCTCAGTGGTGTGATAAGTACGCCACACACCAGATTTGTCTTGAGCTTGAATGTCTACCGAGTTCATCTTACTCTCCATTAACCACGACGACTTTGTGAACCAAGATTACTTGTATCTGAATCCGGACTAAAATACATAACCGGACCTTTATTATAAGCCACAGTAGTTCGCGATGCTTTTTCTAAGATAGCTTTTTGAACCTCGGGTGACTCTTTATGGAGGTTCTCCATGATACCATGGCGATACCCATTGCCGACAGTATTAGATAACATCGACATGTCGGTCTTATACTCGGGTATCTGATCTCGCCACTCACCACGAAAAGCTCTTTGAAGATCGCGCTGACTTTTATGAAGTCCTCGATCTTTAAGCCACTGCTCGTGCTTGGCGTTTGATGCGGCCAACTTCTTAGACTTTGATGGCTTGTGCTTTGTCTTGCCATTCGTAGTAAGGTACGGTCCAACCAGATGCATGCTCATATTTTTGATTCCTCGCTATAATATTAATATATACCAAGTTAAAAAATATGTCAACTAAATTATAATCTATCTATAGACCTGTTCTTAAACATTTTCTTGACGGTGTCTCTTATAACGTCGTCGAGTAATTTTTTGATCTCTTCTTTGGCGGGGTTATATCGATATTCTCTTATATTCATAACAGTCTTATAATTACAGTTATACTCTTCTGTATTCATCTCTTGGCGAGCATCGATCATCTTTTCTAAAGATATAATTAAGTTATCAATATTGTCCATCTTCTATAGCCCTCACGTCATCTACTATAACATACTTGAAATCTTTGTCAAGCTTATTGCTATAAGCGTCCATTAGTACTCTGATATCATATAGCTTCTTTGCAACTTTTCTAATTGTATTCCTACAGGCCTCGTCGTTGTGACCCTCTTCTAGGTCGACGAGCGCCGCCTCTAAGTTCTGATCTACAGAGTAGTCGACTAGGTATTTGATACCGTCCATGTCGCCCTCCTCCATCGGAGGGAACAAGAGGTTCTTAACTTTTTCTAGCTGTACCTCTGCTTCAGTCTTAGGCTTTTTTTGAAAGAACTTAATCATCATATTAAACATAATATAGAATCCTAGTTAGGTCTTCTTGCGACCTATGTTGTACTTTGTCACCAACTCCCACTCGTTCTTCTCTTTGTACGGAAGTATCTTTATCTGGCTCAGCGAGGTCTTAGGCTCATTACACATGTCCGTATCAACTATCTTTATTAGATCCCACTCTGCCAACAGATGTACTATCGTATTACGCCGTCCGATGTCCTCTTCACTGGTATTTGTTGGCTTTCCGTCCAAGGCAAATAGCTCTTTGAAGTGAACTATGTAGTACTTTCCCTGCTTGTGGAGGATGTGACAAGACTGATACAGCTTCTTCTCTTTACGAGAAGCCACGCCAATTCGAGTAAGCGTCTCCTTGATCTTTAAGAAGTCCTCTTCTTCGCCGATCTTCACTTCCACAAGTGTTTCGAGTATTGACATAGTAACCTCATTATTATTGTTATTATGTCAATATTTATTCTTTTAGAACTCTTTAGAGACCTGAAGCTCTTTCTTGATCCTCTTTAGTTGATCCTCGGACAAGATGGCCAGTGCTGACTTGGCCTTATCCCTACTGTAGCTAAAGAACTCTCTAACGGCCTCTATGTCGTCATCTTTGTCTTTTTTTGCCCACTTAGAGAACCGTTTACCCTTTCTAATTGACTTTAAAAAGTAGTCATATTGAAGCTTATTATCTAAGTTACTGCGTACGTTCATCTCTTGGGCGTATAGTAGTGTTTCTGGAAAGTATGAGAGTGCCTTATTTATTAGCCACGGCTTATATTCTTTCTGGTTGTCCTCGGTGATTATACCCTTCTTATCGAAGTTGATATCGTTGACGATGTCAAATGGGTTCATTTCTTAAACTCACACTCCATCATTATCTCTGTAAGACAGGCCATCAGGTTGATCTCGGGATCAGCCGCGAACGCTGCCTGATACTGATACTTACCGATGATGATTACTGCAGGCGGAACGCCGCGCGGTGTTAAGAAGTTGACGGCTGTATCATAGATCTTTCTAAAGACAGTACCTTGGTCGTTGTCGATGTTCTCGCCTACCCACTTACGAATTGCAGTAAAGTTCTTGTCGGCCAGCAAGCTAACAAGCTCGTCGAGTGTGGCCTGTCCAAAGTTCTGAAGCAGTCCAGAGTCAATAGCGCCTGTAGCAGAGTAGCGCTGTAGCTCGTTTAGTACACGACGCCAGTCAGGGAAGTGCTTCTTGATGACCTCGGCAACGACCGCCTTATCGAAGGTAACGTTCTCGGTCGTTAGGATATTCTCTACACGCTTGAAGAACTGACCGGCTAACTTAGCCATGTCAGACTTACTGATCTTAAAGTCTACAACGGAACACCGAGAGTGAAGCGGTTCAATGATCCTGTTTTTGAAATTACACGTGAGGATAAAGCCACAGTTCCTTGAGAACTCTTCCATGAAGTTACGTAGAGCAGGCTGAGTCGAGTTTGCATTGAGATAGTCAGCCTCGTCGAGGATGACATACTTTCTGCCTCCGCTAAGTGATACAGAGGACGCGAAGTTGAGGATGTCATTTCTGAGTGTGTCGATGTTGCCATTCATAGATCCGTTAATAATAATGTAGTCACAGCCTAGTTGCTCGAGCATAGCCCGAGCAACCGTTGTCTTGCCGACGCCAGCACTACCAGCAAGAATGAGGTTAGGGATATTACCCTGATCCACAAACTGCTGGAAAGTAGCCTTAAGTTCGGCCGGAAGGATAGTATCGGCGATAGTCTTAGGGCGATATTTCTCGACCCATAGAAAATCTTCTCTCATCTAAAATTCCTATCAGTTAAATGTTGATGATGATTCGTTAGCAATCCAATACTCAAGCTCTGGGGCCTTAAAGTGAGCAAACCCCTTCGTAGAGAGGTCGACCTTGTACTCATTAGTGATCGTCTTAGACAGAACGCCAAAGTACTCTGGCTTAAACACTGCGTTAAAGGTACGATCTGTTGTACCGAGCGATACGCTATAAGTATCACCTAATGCGTTCGACATGTCAACTGCCTTGATCGTGAGGTTAGTGCCGTCACCGCTGACTGAGATCTCAGACAGGTTAAGAATACCTAGAGCGCGTTCGATCTCTTTAATGATCTCTACACTAAGGGTAAACTTAATCTCTCCCTCTGGAAAGTTAGGGTCTTTTGTAATAGGCATAGGGATCGTCGACTCTTCAGCGATAGTGTAGTTAGCGTTCTTATTATTAGAACTATCTTGAATAGTAATAAAACGATCGTGTACGCTGATAGTTGGTTCGTTAAATAGCGACATAGTATTCAAGAAGCGACTTAGACTATAGACTGCAAACCTCTTGGTAAAGTTAACAGGAACCTTAGCAGTAGCAAAGATGTTCTTGAGTGGAGACACCGTAGTGATGGTGTCTCCCTCTTTGAACAACATGGACGGATTGATTAAAGAAAAACTCTTTAGTACATTAACCGTCTTCGTATCAAACTTCACGTTATCCATAATATATTGTACTCCTTACTTCTTTTTCTTCTTCAAGGCTTCAGGATCGGCCGTAGCAGAGGCCCCGATCTGTGCTAGATCGGCGAGCGATCCACCAAAGATATACGAGCCAACGTGCTGTAGCTTCATCCATGGGCAGAACCACGTCGCGAGTCCGATCTCTTGAACCTTCTGACAGAACCAGTAGTCCTCAGAGAGATAGCGCTTCGACTTAGGATCGATCTCAGCTTGGAAGAACTGCATGATCTCGCGCGAGCCGTCAAACGCCTCTGTGCGAACGTGGTCAGGGCGATAGCTGTACTGGGGATAAGCCTCGACAAACTTCTTACAAGAGTCCTTAGTGATCATCATAAAGCCGGTACCGATCTCAAGGACCTCACATGGCTCGCCGATGGCGATCGAGCCGGTATTCTGCTTAGGGTTGAACACGTAGTCGCCGACGTACTTGTCGAGGTTGCCTGGATCCTCGTCTGCAAGACCCTTATCAACCGCGAGCTTGATCTTCTCCCAGCTGATGCACTTCTTAGGGTACGGCCCGCCGATGATATTGTACTTGTCTGGCTCTTGCGCCTGAAGCGCCATGAGTGCAATGACGTCGTGTGGGTTGAACCCGATGTCCGAGTCGATGAACATAAGGTGCTCTGCCTCAGAGCGCATGAACTCATCGACGCAGTAGTTACGCGCGCGAGTGATCAGCGACTCGTTGAAGAGGAAGTAGAGTTGAAGTGGGATACCATAGTTTGTGCAGAGCGCCGAGAGGTCGGCGATCGACTTCGTAAACATACCTGCACAGGCGCCCCCGTACATAGGTGTGGCGAGGAACAGCTTACGCTTACGAAGGTCCTCGATCGGAATATTAATTTCCATTATTTAGTCTCCTTGTCATGTACATGCAATTGTATAATAGCATAGTGAATCACTTTCATTAGATCTTTTCTCCAGTCGGCAGGAGAACCCTTCTTACCATAACGCTGGGCATACTTCATGACGTTGCCCATACAGAAGCCTGTACCGTGGCCAGAATCAATAATAAACTCTGTGGCTTGAAACTTATTCTGCGAGTAATGCTCGCCGTACGTATTATTAATATACGCTAAAACCTCGCTGATGTACATACTTTCATTGTACTTATATTCAATATTTTTAGATGCGTCTACCTTTGTTATATTAAAAGCCATGTTGATATCTGTCTCTACGTATCCTTCTTTAGGTCCAGTAGAATACATATTAGGCCCTGTAG